GTCTAATGCTTTTGAAATAATTCCATCAACTGCTGTTGGAGGAGATACTTTTACCACTCCTGTATTACAAATTACCTCAGATGGCAGAGGCTTGTCACAGTTTACTGCAAAGGCTTGGGTTAATTTTGATGGTGCTGGTACTGTGGCTATAAGAAGAAGTCATAATGTTAGTTCGGTTACTGATAATGGTACAGGTGACTATACAGTTAATTTTGATAATAATTTAAATAATAATAGTCCTATGGTAGTAGGTAGTGCTGGTAATAATAATGGTGATGTAGTAAGTGATTTACACGGAGTAACTATAGGTACTTCAAGTTCATCGTCTGTTAGGGTAGGTGACAATTATGCAAATGGCGGTAGTGTTAGAAACCCAGCAGTTTTTAATGTGTTAGCATTTGGAGATTAAGATGAGATTAATATATGACAATAGTGGAGTGGCAGCAGTATTAACACCAACACCTAAATTCTTAGCACAGCTAGAAGGAACGCTAGAAGAAAAGCTAATACACATAGCTAACAAAGATTTACCAACTGGAACTCCATACGAGATTACAGACGAGGACTTATCCGACAGAACATTCAGAGATGCTTGGGAATATGTGGCTGGTTCTAATGAAAAGACTTCAGCAGATTTATCCTTAGATGACCAACTCAAGTACAACCATATTACACAGGAGGAATACGATGCCAGTTAGTATCAATATGGATAAAGCTAAAGTCATAACTAAAGACAGACTTAGAGCAGACAGGAAGCCTCTGTTAGAAGAACAAGACATTCTGTTTATGAAGGCACAAGAAGCTGGCTCAGATACTTCAGCTATTGTTACTGAGAAGCAAAGGCTCAGAGATATTACAAAGCAAGTAGATAGTATGACTACGACTGATGAATTAAAGGCAGCAAAGGTAGAAGCCTAATGTCTGACAAGATTATGCAAGGAGTAATTGGATTGATGTTTGCTTTTGTGGCTTTCTTAGGTTCACAGTTATTTGCAGCTAACAACGACATCGTAAGATTAAAGCAATCTATGAATTTATTGGTGACACCAGATATGCAAATTGTTCCATCCAGTAAACACGCTTCACACGAACTAGCTCGCTCAAAACTTGATGCTAGGATTACAGCCCTAGAGAAAGATAGTGAAACATTAAAGGATGAGATTAGTTATATGTATGAAACTTATTTTGAATAAAACATTTTTTACAATCATTTTTGTATTAGCAGTTGCTCAAGCGTCTGCTTTTGGTTACGCCTTAAATATGAATAATCGTTTGGCAATACTAGAAACACAAGATACGCAAAGCAGTCCAGAACTTGATTCTATAGTTAAAAATCAAGCATTACTTAATACTGACATACATCACATTATTAAAGTGATTAGAGGAATTATGATTCAAGTTCAATATTTGACTAATGAAGTAGAAAAAGACAAAGTTAAAAAGCAAGAAAGGGTTAAACAAGACAATCTAAAAATGGGATAAGTATGACTACTGAACGATGGCATTTAAGCAAAACAATATCACTTTCACATATTGCTACCACAGCCACAATGATTATTTTAATGGTGTTGTATGTAACAGATATTGAAAGGGATGTCGCTGTACTTCAATCGCAACAACTGGCTACCGAAAAGAATTTTGATTCTATAGAACTTAAATTAGAAAAAATTATTGACCTCGTGTTGGAGATAGATAAGAAATGACAACAGCGATATTAATTATTGTCGGTCAAATAATCGTAACTATATTAACAGGAGGTTAGTATGTTTGGAATCCCAATGGAAGTAATCACTATGCTGGGTTCTACGTTAGGCGGTGCTTTTATGAGAATCTGGTCACAGTCAAATACTGACAAAGCAGAGCAATGGAAGATGGCTTTAGAGGCTGGCAGAGAGAACGAGCTTGCACGTTCATCAGCAAGAGAATGGTCTACACCACACGCTAACTGGACTCGTAAATTTTTAGTAGTTTCGTTTATGGCAATGGCTATGTTTCTAATCCTTGCTCCACTATTAGGTCAAACAACTCAAGTGCCTATTATTTCAACTGAAGGTTTTAAATTACTTTTTCTTGACTTTACTCGTGAAGTTACTGAGTACATCCAGCTTGAAGGGGTCGTTACTCCTGAGTGGTTAAGTCATGCAATTATGGCTGTCGTAGGTTTGTATTTTGGAAGCAGCATATGCTCTAGGAGGTAACATGCTCCATCTATTAGAATTTTGCAATTCTGAATCTCAGAAAACTAAAGTAGAACTTTATCATAAGTTAGGTTCAATGAGAGCAGTTGCAACACAACTGGGTATCAATCAATCTAATGTATCTAGTACATTAAGGATGCTTAAACGTAAAGCATCAATGTCAGGCATAGCCCCTGAAGCTGATATGACGCATCAAACAGCAGAAGGTTTTAATGTCAAAGGCACTTCCACCTTATACGATGAAGATGGCAATGTAAAAATACAATGGGTTAAGACACAAAGCAAAGGACATAACCCTGAAGAGATAGCAGAAGCCTTTAATGAGTTACTTGGAGACTTTCAAGCCTGTCCAATCACAGCTCCTAAACAAACAGATGACGATATATTAGCCACCTATGTTTACGGAGACCCACATATAGGATTACTTGCTCATAGAGATGAGTCTGGCGATGACTTTGATTTAAAGATTGCTACTCGTGATTTACAAAAGGGAACTAAGGCATTAGTAGATAGAAGTCCAGCTACTGATGAAGCACTGGTACTTCAACTCGGTGACTTCTTCCACTCTGACTCTCCATCTAATAGAACAGCAAGGAGTGGTAACGCATTGGATGTAGATGGTAGATGGTACAAGGTTCTTAATGTGGGTATTGATTTAATGATTGAGTTAGTTATAAGTGCTTTAGCTAAACACAAGCATGTCACCGTTAAGAACATAATAGGCAACCATGATGATATGTCATCCATTTTCTTATCGGTTGCAATGTCAAAATATTTCAGAAACGAACCTAGAGTTACTGTTGATACATCCCCAGCTAAGTTTTGGTATTTTCAATTCGGTAGAAATTTAATAGGCTCAACACATGGAGACACAGCTAAGCCTGAAAAATTACCTTTAATTATGGCAACAGATAAACCTCACGAATGGGCTGAAGCAGATTTTAGATATTGGTTTACTGGTCACATCCATAATAAACAAACTATGGAGTTCTCAGGTTGTATGTGGGAATCGTTTAGGACTTTAGCAGGCAGTGATGCTTGGCACTCAGGAGCAGGGTATAGGTCTGGGAAAGATTTAAGTTGTGTGTTGCTTCATAAAGACTTCGGAGAGATAGGAAGAAATACAGCGTCTTTGAAGATGGTAAGAAGTGTTGCGTAAATAAAAAAGGGCTGTTGCCAGCCCCTATTAAATTAAGTTGATTTTTTCCAGCCAATACCATGTGGGCTGAAGATGTAAGCGTTACCTATACGACCCTTGTGTGGTGTACCATCTTTTTTAAGAGGGTGTAAGCTAACATAATCATTTTTGTCAGGGCCTTGTTCATCAAGAACAGCTTTACCATAACCAGCGCTGCCTTTTCTACTACTTGCTTTTGTTGCATAGTCACAAACAAAATGCTCACCAACACCATTAATTACTACGTCATTTTCTTTAACATAATCCATAATGTCAGACCAGCCATGACCATCAGCATAATCACTAATTCTAAATAATTCGTTATTCCAAATTTTCATCACGTTTTGCTTCCTTTTGTTGTTAAACAGATTTTATTATAAACTATACAAAATAATTTTGCAATCTTTATTTGCAAAGAAACAAAATAAAAAGTTGCCCTAATGTTGCCCTAAGTAGACAAAAGTAGCCATATTCAGACATACTTTAAGGCAACATCTAATTTAAGAATGCTTTAATAGAGGGGTTTTGTTGGTCGGAGTGGAGGGATTTGAACCCCCGACACTTCCTTTATTAGTAGGGTCTGTAGAAGGAATGTTGCCCTAATGTTGCCCTAACTGCTATTTTTCACCTTTTTCAAAGGCGATATTATAGTAGTTTTTTGTTTTAATATACTAGCAAATTTATTTCCAGCTTCAGGAGCGTCTTCATCTATCCAGCCAGCATACGTTTTATAAGTAAATGAAGCACTAACATGACCCATTTGTTTTGAAATCCACCCTATAGGTTCGCCAGCAGTAGCAGCAAGTGTGGCAAACGTGTGTCTAGTTTGATAAGGGTATCTGTACCGAACACCAGCTTTTTTTAAAATTGTAGTCCATTGATTACGTATAGGCCTATCACCTGTCCATGCTTTATTAGTTCTTGGATTATGAAATATTTCTTGGCCCTGAAGATAAGTAAATTGTTTTTGGTCTTTTAAAGTTTCTATAATATCTTCTGATAGTTTAACCCACCTATTGCTTGCTGCTGTTTTAGGGTAGCCAGCTACTTTGTCTTCAGCAGTTAATGCTTTATCAACTTTGATTCTATGATTGGGCCAATCTATATCGTTCCATGTAACAGCTATATATTCACTTGTTCTAAGTCCAGTAGAAAAAGCAAAATGAAATAAGTTGTGTTGTTGTTCTTGACAATTATTAAGTATGTCTGCAACTTCTTGAGTAGAACATGGGTCTATGTCTTCCTTTTTAGACTCGCCTAATTTACCTTTAGGAGTTTTACCAAACAAAGGATTCATTGCAATAAGCTCATCTTCAACAGCTTCATTTAACGCTTGGTTTAATAATGTCAGTTTATTGTTTAAAGTTTTAGTAGTTATGTTTTGTCTTTTGAACCACTTTTTGATATGGATGTATTTTAGTTCAGATATTGGATATTTACCAAAAGCTGGTATTAACTGATTGTCAATTATGTTTTGATTCTTTTTTAAAGTAGACGCAGCATAAATAGATTTATGGTCATCAAACCATTCAGTAAGGTATTGTTTTAGTTTTACTGAGGATGTAGGAGCAAATAAAAATCTTTGTTTGTCATTAGGAAATGTTGTAACGTAATCAAATGTGCCATCTTCTATAGCATTTAAGACTCTAGCTCTAAATTTTATTGCTGCTTTTAAGTTAGCTTCAGTGGGCTTACCCCTAACTCTGGGCTTACATCTTTTTCCTTGATAGGTGAAACTGATGACGATGCTGTTAGCACTTCCTTTAGTAACTCCTGTCCTTTTCTTACCCATTCGTTAAACCCCTGTATGCTAATTAATACTCGGTTATCAGGCCCTCGCACCCAAACCTCATTCTCTCCAAACACACCTCGACTAATCTTAGTGCGAATAGCCTCCTCAGTGTAACCAGATTCAGCTGCGAACTGCCTGACTGTTTTGTATTCTATCATATCTTAGCCATTGC